ACTTTCGCTATCGCCTCGAATCATAGATAAATCAGTTCCACTTACTTTCAATTTAAAAACCTCCTTTGTTAGCTTAGTAATTCAAACCATATTTTTCCTTTTGATGGTTTTGTTGAGCTAACCTGAAAATCAATATCTTCCTTCACTTCTGCCAAATCTAATACTACTTGCTCATAATCCAATCCAGAAATAATATCATCAATTTCACTTTTTAAGATATTTCCTGTTGTAATACTATCATCCAATCCTGTTTTTACTATACTAGCAGTAGATATACTATCATCTAAATTAGTTTTTGCAGCAACTGAATTACTAACACTTGTATCTAAATTATCTTTACTAGTATTAGCATTAGCAATGGTAGTTTGTAAATCACTATCTTTGGTTGTTGCTAAAAGTATGTTTTCACTTAAAGACGTATTTATATCTGTAGCCTTTTTAATACTTCCAGTAGTCGGATTTGCTAAAGTATCGTTAATTGAACTAGCACTTGAAATAGTTGTATCTAATTCTGCCTTTTTAGTATTTGCTTTACTGTCAAATTATACTGAGAAAGTAGGGATAGATATGGAGTGTAAACAATGCAATGTACATGCCGAACAAATTAAAACTCTATTTAAAAGAGTTGATGAAATGAATGCTATTCAACAAACTTTACATAGTCTGGACAAAAGCTATGCTTTACAATCTCAACTTTTACAAAATATAGTTGAACACAATAAGAAACAAGATGAACGTATGGATAGACAAAATGAAATTAATATAAAACAGAACGAAACATTAAGTAATATTAATGCTAATTTAAGTAATTTGAATACGAGAGTAGAAAAACTTGAACAAGGGCAAGCTGATTTGGCTAAGCGTGTAGATGAAAATGAAAATAAACATAATATAGACTTGCGTGATATAGAAAAAAAGAAATTTACAGATATGTTGATTAAATACGGGTTGGCTATTAATGGCGGGTTGGTCGTTTTATGGGAAATATTAAAAATTATTAAAGGATAGGAGTGATAATGTGAATATAATTCAAAATCTAGTACCTCAATCAAAATTCAATATTAAATGTCCTTATACGATGAATCCAGAATTTATTGTAGTACATAACACTTATAATGATGCAAGTGCTAGAAGTGAAGTTGCTTATATGATTAATAACAATAATCAAACATCCTATCATTATGCTATTGATGATAAGGAAATAATTCAAGCTATACCAGAAAATAGAAATGCATGGCACGCAGGAGACGGTAATGGTAGTGGCAACAGAAAAGGCATTGGAATAGAAATATGCTATTCTAAATCAGGTGGTAGCAAGTTTATTGCAGCTGAAAAGTTAGCAGCTAAATTCATAGCTTTTAAACTAAATGAAAAAGGCTGGGGAATTGATAAGGTTAAGAAACATCAGGACTTCAGTGGGAAATATTGCCCTCATAGAACTTTAGATATGGGGTGGCAAAGATTTTTAAATATGGTAAAAGATGAATTAGACAAATTAAAAACACCTGTACACCCCATAAATACTAACATTGTAAAAGCAAGTTACAAAGGCAGACAATTTAATTTTGATGGGTTTATGAAAGACAATACCAACTATGTTCAGATAAGACAAGTCTTAGAAGCCCTTGGATACAGAGTTGTGTGGGATAACGCAAGTAAGACGGTGCTTATTTATGACAAATAAAATAGACAAACAAACAAAAGAAATTAAAGTTAAAAAAATACTTGGATTTTCTGAAAAGTTAGTATTGAATGTATTACTTGCATCATGGGCAACCATACTTTTAGGAGTTGTTTATGCTTTTATATTTAGATCGGAAACCGTATGGGCAAGCATATTAGATGTTGTAAAATACCTTGCACCTTCGACCGTTGCGTTCTTCATATGGAAAGCAAAAAGTGAAAATATGGTCAGGATAAAAGATAATCCACACTTCAATTTGCAAGATTTTATACAACAAACTTGGAATGAGTTTGTACAAGAAGGAGATAGATTGGACGATAACAACAATTATTATTAAGGAGGAATACGTAATGGAATTTAATGTTGATTTAATTATTAAGGTGATAATACCAATTTTAGGCGCTATCGTGACATATATTTTAGTACCCTTAATTAAAGAAAAAACTACTAAAGAACAAAGAGATAATATTTATTTCTGGGTAAAAGTTGCTGTTTCAGCAGCAGAAATGATATATAAAGAAAAAGGTCAAGGGAAATTGAAAAAAGAATACGTTGTAGAGTTCCTTGTATCCAAAGGTATTAAGATTAATTTAGAAGAATTAGAAGCTCTTATTGAGGCAGCCGTAAAAGAACTCAATTTGGCTCAATCCATGCTAGAAATTACTAATTAAGCCCCCTTGCCCACTTATGGAGATTTATTCTCTGTAGGTGGGGTTTTATTTTCAAGAATAAATATATAAAAAACCACAAATACTAACCCAACAAGCACACTTTCTTTAGATCTATAAGGAAGGCACAAGATATTGGATTTTCTGCTCTAGACCTCCTTCTTGTGCCTTGTGATTTTTATTAGTGGCATTTTCTATCAATTTATATAAAATGTTGAGATTTCAACATCAACCCTCTTCCTTATTTTTTTTCATTCCATCAGACTCTTTATAAGTTACGGCTGTGAATAAACCACCAAATATAATCATTAATAATGATATAAATACTATTAAAAACTTTAACACAATCATCGACTTCTTTTTATAATTGATTAATTACTTTCAATATCCCTCTATCAATTAATCCATTAATATTCCCTAACATTTTTTCTTGAACTAACAAATCGTCTTCGTTTTCAATCTCTTTTTCATCAAAGAAATTTTTAAAATTATATCCACACATTCCACCGTAAGAACTACAATCTACTCTAATTCTACCTTTGTAAGCTGGTGCATCTTCATCATAAATTCTTATCCAATAACTATTATAAGTCCCATATCTACTATCCTCTCTTGATTTGGCAGTAGTTCCAGATAAACACCAAGCCTTTACAACATTATTTCTCCAAAATATAGGTTCACAAATTTGACTTCTATCAACTATTTTTAGGTTTTTAATATCTGCAAATTTTAAATTATATTTATTTTCTACTATAGGTTTTCGCACTATTTCACATCCTTTAATCTACGTCCAGCATTCTTTCTAATATAATTGGGTCAATTATAACTTCGTCATCTTCTTCTATCCTTTTTGTTAAGACTTTTAATTCTTTACGATAATATACCATTAACGAAATATTTCCTATAAGATATCCTAATATAAATATTAATACATATATAGCTAAATCCAACATAATAATCATTTACTCCTTTCTTGATAGAATATCCTTTCTAAAGCATTTAAAATAATTCATACCAATAATCATAAACTTTTCTATAATTCGCATAATTACCTAAATTTTTATATTTTCTCACTTTCTTATTGGATATTTTCTTTATCGTGGTTTTTCTTCCACTATAATAACATCTAGTTTTATGTGTACCTTTATCTGACACTATCCACCAACCCACTTTACTTAATTTTTCTAACTTCTTTTTACCTATTTGTTTTCTATAATATTTGTGTAATCTATACTTATGCCTTTTCTTTAGTCTAGGTTTAGTGCAATAATATTCATCCATTTCTAAATTAGTGCCACTTTCCTCTGGTAAGCACATTTCATAATATGCATCTTCAGAACCATACCACCCATCCATCTTCATTTCACCTTCACCAAAGTCAAATACTTCACTTTCTGATTCTCTATATGCTCTTATTTCATCAATGGTACAGCCTTCATAGAACATATTATCACCACCTTTTAAAATCTACCTTTTAAGCACTTTTTCGGCTTAACAAACGGCTTGAAATAGACATTTCTAATTCCTCAAAATACTTTTACTGTGTCTTTTCCACAATATATGCATATCGGCAACACATTATATTGTAATTCTTCTAAAGTTAATTCTCTATCTATGAAAGCTTCCGTACATTTATATCCTCTCGAGCTATCAATAGGCTTTATCCAAACATATCTTGAGCCGTCAAGTAACTGTAATTCTTTTTGATTTTTAGAATTAATTAATCTGTAAATATTATTTTTATCCAATTTATTGTATATCTCTTGAATTTTATTTTCTGCTTTATTTTCATCATTTGTGAATATACCATGCACTTTTACATTGCTTAAACCATCCATTGTGATAGGTTCTGAAAAACAACTTAAAATATAAGTATCCATAATACTTTCATATTTTTCACTATTTTCCTTCATTATATTGTAATTATTGTATTTACCTTTCATAATATAATTTCCAAAGTCAAAGTCAAATTCAAGATTCATATATCCATCATCCATACAAGAACCTGTAATTTCGCAATCATATTTATTAAGTAATTTAATTAGATCATCTCTAAAGTTAA